GCAACGGTCACGCAATATGCAATCAGACATCTTGCACGCAGTTGCAGAGACTAAGCAGGTAAATGTCGCTAAATGCCTTGGCGTAGAGTCAAGTACCGTCGGTCGCTGGCTAGATGCGAAAAACCCAGAAAGCCAAGTCGTCCGGTTTTGCGACATTCTTGCGCTTTGCGGTCTAAAGGTCGTGCCAGCCAATGCGAAATGCTATGACGCGGAAAAAATGGCAATACTGTTTCGTGTCACAAAGTACCACTTCCAAAACTTAGAAGAAGTAGATGACTTCTTTGAGAACGATGCTGGCATGCCTGAAAGACCTGATGTGCGCTACAGCCGTACAAGCGATCTATCAAATATAAAAACCTATCCGAACACCGTATTGGCATTGCTTGCCAGCCTTTACGAAGGCTTCAAGAGCTTTGTAGCTCCCAAGAACGATATCAGTAGACCGACATTGCTAGTTGCAAGGTTGAATATTGAAAATGAGATAAAGCAAGAACGTCAAGACATCGTGGCAGACGATGCCGCCTTTTGGAAGACAGCTCTGATTCTATCCAATATCGTCGGATTATTTATCTTGCTGACTATGACTTTTAGATTCTGGGGGCTGTGATGTTAAGAGAACAAACTTTTAGCGATAGAAGTAATTATCCAAAAGCTGTTGATGCTGAATGGTTGGCAAAAATTGCTGAACATAAAGAAAAGGTTGGTTTTACTGATCTGGATGATCCAAACGCATCGAAGCGCAAAGTACAGCGTACAGAAGAACAGATGCGTGAGCTTGAAGGTATCGAGAAAGCCAAGGCGGAAGCAAGAGCGCAGGCAGAACACCAGGCAGCGCTGGCAAGACTGGCAGACGGTACAGCCATTCATCGTCAAAAGAAAGAAGGCACGGCATTGGTAATGAAGGGCAAGGCAAAGTCAACCAAGACCAAAAGAGACAGCTCGAAGGATAGACCGAATGCCGCAGCAAGACGCGCCAAGATCATAAAAACGATTAACACCGGCGGCAGAATTAAGTTAGAGCGTAAAAAAGGCGCAGCTTATCAAGCGCAGTACATAGATATGCGCTGGATTATCGACAATCACAAAATGAATATCAAGCGCATCAAGTCGGTTAGATCTAGCGACTCTTACTTTGTCCTAGATAAATTTGCTCGCTATCAAGCACCAGAAGTCATTAACGGTGCGGCTGAAGATAAAGACAAGCTGCTTACTGCATTACTTAGCAAGAAGCTGGTGCTGGCAAGTGATGTCATGGGCACGAATAAGTTAGCCACAGCGACAGTGCTCACTATTGCGACGCAGCACGACTTGGAAGTTTATACCGTGTTTGATGATAAGCGTGTGACACATGGCTGGATATATATTTTAGATGAAGAAAAGCGCAAGGCGAAGATTCATAAGCTTGGCGATATGTTGCAAGCGCTGGATCATTTAAAAGAGAAGAAAGCGAAAGCTGGGCAATAAAAACGCCTTATCAGCGTGAACTGATAAAGCGTCTAACAAAGCGAGTACTACGAAATGAACATTAACGGCAACCAAACCATCAATAACGGAGATTATGCCATGCAATTCCCAACTATTCAACAAAATACTGATTTACAGCAAGCGGTATCGGCGCGGGAGCTTTATAGCTTTTTAGCGCCTACAGAGCGTTTTGCAAGCTGGTTTGACCGCCAGTTACAGTACGGCTTTACCGATGGTAAGGATTATTTAGGGTGTGAAGTTTTTAACACCCTAGCAAATCAAACACTTACAGACTTTTTTGTCTCTATTGATATGGCAAAAGAAATATCAATGATACAGCGTTCCGACAAAGGCAGGCACGCACGTCAATATTTTATTGAGTGTGAGCGCAGAGCACGCCAGCCAGCCATACCGCAGTCATTTTCTGAGGCGCTGCTACTTGCTGGCAAGTTACAACAGCAAATCGAGCAGGATGCGCCAAAGGTCGCTCATTATGACGCGGTGGCAGATCGTAAGACGTTGCTAAATGCCACGCAGGTCGCTCAGTCAGTGGGGATTAAATCAGCTCAGGCGCTAAACAAGCGTCTTAGCCAGGTCGGTGTGTATAACGCCAACTGCAAGCGCGGTAAAGCGTTTCAAGCGTGGTTCATTCAGCGCGGACTGGGTGAGATGAAGCAGGGTGATACAGGTCACATGCAGCCGTTATTTACCACCAAGGGCCAGATGTGGGTTTATGAGCTATTAAGCAAAGAGGTGGCGTAAATGAACACTAATAAGAGGTATGCAATGCAAGAGACCGGCTTTACACAGGTAGATAACAAGATATTTGATGCACAGCCGTTTCTCACGCCTATCGCCTTTGGTGTGCTTATGCGAATGGTCAGAATGATTGAAGGGTATCAGGGTAATGATGATGCTGCTTTATCAAATACCTTTTTGCAGAAGATGTGCAATATGAGTAAAAACACTGTCTCAAAAGCGGTTGGCGAACTCGTGGAATTTGGATTTTTAAACCAAGATTCTCAGCAAAGAAAGACCGCTATTTACACTTTGAACTATGAAAATATCTCTACTTTTGATGCTAAAAAACATGGTCAGAATTTAGCATCCCAAAATTTAGCATCCCAAAATATGACCATTAGATTCCCAAAATATGACCCAGTTGTGTCCCAAAATATGGGAAGTAATAAAGAAAACATAAATAAAACTTCTTTAAAGAAAACTATAAAGAGTGGCGCAGAAGAAAACCCCGACGTTAAAAAATTGTCACCAGCAAAACAAGAGCGAGAGATTTTAGTTAAATCGCTTTTTGACAAATGGATTGAATTATCTGGTCAAAAAATCAAACCCTCTAAAAAACGTCTTAGTCACATTAACGCACGATTGGATGATGATTTCACAGAACAGCAAATTATCGATGCTATGACCTACGTTGCCACTGATAGCTGGCATGTTGCCAATGGTCAGAATCTAATCGAGATTGCCGTTAGATCAACTGAGCAGTTGGAAAAGAAACTAATCAAGATCGCAGCGCTTAACGCACAGCAAAACAATACTCAGGGGAACACTCATGCAAACAACCAGCCAGCTAACAACAAACCTCGCAGAGAAACTACAGACGAATACAAGCAGCGGATGCAGCGAGAGTTTAACGAAGAGTTTGGAATCGAAGTACAGCCCGACAGCAATACAGACTGCTACAGCTAAGGTCTTAAATCTTTTTGCAGAACTCAAAGAAGAGTATGGCGCATTGTTTGACAACAAAGAACATCGCTACACGCCAGCCAAGGCACGCGAATGGGCAGTTGAGCTACTAGAGTCAGGCATAAACGGCGAACAGTACCAACGTGGACGCTGGCAAGCACTCAAGCAGCAGGATTATCCAGTAGAGCGAGCTTACAAGTTTATTCAGTTATGCAAACTAGGTGAGATTGATACATACCCCACAGCCAACGACGCTTTTACCATAGCTTGTACCAATTGCGGCATGAAGGGTGACATAGAACGCGATTGGAAGCATGAAGTGGTTTATGAGACAGCAAATAGGATTGGATGGGGAAAGCTGGCAAGTGCGACGGAGTATTTCTTCAAGACGTTTAAGCAAGTGTATGAGCAGGTAGTGATTGAGCATAAGGCTGGCAAGACGTTTGTTATTCCTCAGTCACATCGCTTAGCTAATATTCACCAGCCGGTCGAAGTAGGTAGTGAGGCGGATAAGCGGATTAGTAAAAAATTGGCGGAGTTGCGGAGGATGAGCGCATGAGCAAACCAGACAGACACTTCATCGCCTTCGTCCACATCGACATGCCTTGGTGCAGTAGTCCGAAAGCATGGCAGCCAGTTTCTAACGAGATTGTCTTATTTGAGCAGCCGGACATGCCAGCCTATGACGATATTGTGAGTGCCGTTAAGCAGGCGTGTCCAGCAGCGGTTGGCGTCGTGCTTAACAATTTGCATGAGATCAGCCACACGGATTTTCTAAGTTTTATTAACGGTAGCAAGGATTGGGAGGTGGGTGCGTGAAGAAGGGCCCAGCTGACTACACCGCAGGCGAGCAGAAGTACCTAGCTCGCCAGCAAGCGGTCAAGGCTGGCAGGCCAAACGCCATGACGTACTTTAAAAACGTCGCAGTGACCAAGGCGGGCGATTTTGTCATAGGGCTGACGTACAACAGCAAGCTACAGCGTTACTCAGCGAGCGCGATTGAGATAGACGGCGTGCGTGATAACGGGAAGCTGTGTAGTTGGGATAAAAGCGGTATCGCACTAGATGACGATTTAAGCTCACTTAATCTTGGTTCGGTGCAAGTGGGTGTAAGAACAATCTAAAACAAACCTAGGGGTGAAATTTAGTGATTTTGATAGGGATAGACACAGGGGTGAGCACTGGTTTTGCGTGGAGCATCAATGGTAAGTTTCAAAGCATCGATACTGAATCGATTTTGAGCGCACAGGAGCGAGTATTAAGTATCGCTGGTGATGTTGGTCACGCTGGCATGGACGTGATTGTGTGTATTGAGGACGTTAGATTGCGCAAGTGGGTACAAAAAGGCGTTGGCAATGAGCGTATGCAAGGCGTCGGCTCAGTAAAGCGTGATTGTAGTATCTGGCAAGAGTTTTGTGAGCGCAACGGCATACCGCATATCTTTGTCGCGCCAAAAGCGATACAGACCAAGCTTAGCGAAAAAGACTTTCACATAATTACTGAGTGGCCATACCAAACGTCAGGGCACGCACGAGACGCTGGCATGATGATTTATAAAGTTTATCGATTGCTAAAGCGCAAGCATATCAACATGCCAGCCAAGTTTGAGCCAAAAATTAAGAAACCGCGCAAGCCAGCGCTATACAAAGTTAAAAAGGAGAAGGCGTTGTGAGTGATAATCAAGCAAGAACAGCCGATAAGATAATGCCAGTACAGCGCAAGCACGCGCATTACTTCAAAGATGTTAGCGACTTCAATGAAATGGACACTTATTTATTCTGCCGTGTTTGGAAGGTGAAAGACGATAGCGGAGCGTTACATCATGCGCTAAAGAAGTTGATGGACGCTGGCAAGCGCGGCAACAAAGATAAGATTAAAGACGTTACTGAGGCACGCGATACGCTCAATCGTTATTTAGAGATTGAGGCGATGTTTGCGGAGGTGAGCGAGTGAAACTATTAACGCGGGCGCATCTTAAGAAGCTGGACAAAAAATATATTAGTGCCGCCGTTGACTCGGATGGTAATGCGAATGCTTTTGAGGTGATATTGAGCAGAGAGCACCATAGGGGCGAAGATTTATGGGGTGAGCATCTAGGTAGTAAGTGCACGCTAATAGGTTACGGTTTTTATGCCGGTGACTGGAAGAATAGCAATATCAATCGCAACGGCATTAAGTAGTTTTTGCCTAAATAAAAAGCATCAATTTGAGGGCGACACATGAGCGATACTATTGAAAAATCTGCGGTAACTGATTTATTAGAGGTGCAAGGCTGGCTGACTGGATGGGGTGACTTTTGTAATAATCGCGGTACTGTAGGCGGTCATCTAGGGTATCAATCGCCGTGTGCAATTATCATGCGTGATAATGTAGAGCAGCAGAGCGCAAGTATTCGCCCGGTACTGTGGAATATGGACGATCAGGCGTATTACACACTGATAGACCGCGAGCTGGCTGGCATGAGACAGTCAGGTGACAAAGAGCTTATGATGTGGGCAAGCCTTATACGTCGTTATTACTTGTATGGTATGTCTTATACTCGCTTGAGTAAGTCAGTAGTCAGTAAGTATGAGTATGGCGAGGACACGAAGATACAGGCTCATGTTCGGAAGGTGCAGAGGCACTTGAGTAATGCGGAACGGCATATTTATGAGGCTATTTTGGAGCTGGCTTAAACTATGTGTCACTTAATATACGCAGTCAAGCCCCACACCCGCCAGCAACTCAACCCCATGAACGAATATATCAAGTCAATTCGCGTTAATTTACGTTTCAGGTTTAAAATAGCTTGATTATTGGCACGACTTGGGGTAACTTTGTGCTATCGTGAACGGGTAGGTCGATGGATAAGAGGTTGTGTATTCGCAATCCGCCAGACTTGCCGCACTAAACATATTCTAAAAAGCTCATACCTTAATCGGTGTGGGCTTTTTTTGTGGGTGATTTTATGGCTATTCAAAAAGTTGACGTGACAGTACCGGGCGGTGATACGCCGCGAAGCGCTAATATTAAGATTAACGCTAACTTTAGCGACCAGACCAATGCAGCTAGTCGCTTAGTTGGTAAAGGCGTGGGTAACGTACCCGAAATATCACTTTACGGAGTTGCAGAAACAGGGGTTGGCGGTATGTCTAAACACGCATATTCACAAAACGATCCTGCTGCGTTGATAAGGGCAGCAACCCAAAACGGCTCTCACTTTTTTACAGCAAGCGGTGAAAACTCAATCGTCTTGCAATACTCATGCGGTATTTTCATAAACACAGAGATTGATAAGGCAGGTATATCGCTAAAAAACGGCAAAGTTAGATTTTTCACTTCGATATATGACGGGACGATTGTTGCGGGTGATCTTTATACTACTTTGAACGCAACAAAAGATGCAAACGGCTTCTTGAAGGGCGCAAGCCCAGTTGTTGATATGTATGACAACAAAATAGGTTTAAATCATGATGCTGAGCAACAAGGTGGCATCACGTTTGAAAAGTTAGGCGTAGGTGATTACTTAGTCAAAGGCTCGCTCGGGTTTGCTCAAGAAGGCTGGTACATAGAGACACCAAAAGACGCGAACGGTAATGTGCTTGTTGCAGTCGTTTATAAGCAGTTAGCAAACAACGATTTAAGTATCAAGACTTACGCTAAAAAGTTTGACGATGAAACAGGCGATATCGTCGCAAACTTAACTAAACCTCGTGACATCCCGGTTGGACGTTTTATCAGCTTGCGTTTACATGAGTTACCAAAAGAGCCACCAGTGATGCCAACTCAAGACACTAGCGCAGACGCGCCAGCACAAACAAACAACCCATAACTCTTTTGACTCATAAGTATCTGTTTGCTGTGAGTCTTTTTTACATGCGAGGTAAACCAGAGAGGTGCAAGCATGGCAGATAAATGCGGTGCTAAAACACGAGCTGGCAAGCCTTGCAAGAAAACACCGGTCGAAGGTAAGAGGCGCTGCCGTTTACATGGCGGCTTATCTCCCGGCGCACCAAAAGGCAATAAGCATGGCTTACGTCATGGCATGTATAGCCGTATCTTTACCGATGAGCAGTTAGATGAAGCTCAGGCAATGCAAGGTGATGTCAGTCGTGAGCTGGCAATTGCACGCATACAGCTTGCTAATTGCTTGGCTTATCGTAAGGCGCAGGGTGATACGCCACAGCTTGATGAAATCAAAGACGAAACACTAGCAGATGAAGAAGATGAAGACGTCGTTAAGAAAGCTCGCGCTAAAGATGCAGTCAGATGCGGTGAATACTATGACCCCGATGAAGATGATTATGGCGGTCAGGAGTCAGAGCCGTTAAAACGCACTAGGGTTTATCGCACACGAGACTGGGCAAACGAAGAAGCCCGGCTGATTAACTTGATTGCTAAGCTTGAGATGCAGCTAATCAAACAAAGCATAGCGACGCTTGAGCTTGAGCAGCGCAAAAAACTGATGGAGGCAGCAGAACGTAGAGAGTCTGGCAGCGGCAGAAACGTAGAGGACATGACAGATGAGCAGCTTAACGCCTACTTGGAGCAGCTACTCAAGTCTTAGCGAACTTGCCAGCAGATTGCCAGATTTAAAGAAGCTCACTGCTAAGCAAAAAATTGCGCTCATTAATATCATTAAAGAGATTAAGAAGCGCAAGAAGTACAAGCTCAACGAGTTATTCCCCAATGAAGGACCGTTTGCAAGGCATGGTTATACCAAGCACTTATCGTTCTTTAGCGACGGAGCTTACTACGGCTCACGCCTATTTATGGCTGGCAACCGAGTTGGCAAGACGATTGCAGGCACGTATGAAGATACTTTGCACGCTACCGGCCTTTATCCTGATTGGTGGATAGGCAGGCGTTTTGACCATCCAACGAAGGGCTGGATTGCTGGCAAGACCAATGAGACGACACGCGATATTCTGCAAGTCGAGCTGTTTGGTAACGTCGTCTTTAAAGATGGTGGTAAGAAAAAGACCGTAGATGGCACTGGCATCATACCGATTCACCTGATTGACCAAAAATCAATCAGATGGAAGTCTGGCGTTGCTGACTTAATCGATACAGTTAAGGTCAAACATGCCAGCGGTGGTTGGTCGTACATTGGCCTTAAGTCGTACCAACAAGGGCGAGGAAGCTTTGAAGGTACGGCGATGCACTACATCCATCTGGATGAAGAGCCGCCTGAAGAAGTTTATACCGAGTGTTTGACGCGGACAGCAACGACACGAGGTTTGATTTACATCACGTTTACGCCATTGATGGGCGTAACACCGATGGTCAAGAACTTCATCGAGAAAGCCGATGAAGGAATTACCAGTGTTACTCGCGCTACTTGGAACGACGCACCGCATTTAACAGATGATGACAAAGCGAATTACTTAGCGTTATTCCCTAAGCATGAGCATAAAGCGCGGATGGAAGGCATACCTTACGCTGGCAGTGGTCTCATCTATCCGATTGATGAAGATGAAATCATCGTTGAGCGTTTCGATATACCAGCACACTGGCCGCAAATCAAAGGTATGGACTTTGGATGGGACCATCCAACGACGTGCGTTACGCTGGCATGGGATAGAGACAACGACATTGTTTATGTCACGGACGAATATGCAGCACGTGAGCGCACACCACGCGAGCACGCGCCACACTTTAACGATAACGGATCATGGCAGCCAGTCGCATGGCCGCATGACGGTTATCAGCATGACAAAGGCAGCGGCTTAACACTCGCTGAGCAGTACCGCGACGAAGGCGTCAACATGCTGGATGAAAATGCCACGCATGATGATGGTAGTAATGGCGTTGAAGCAGGCCTCATGGAAATACTACAGCGCATGGAGACTGGCAGATTGCTGGTGTTCAGTGATTGTACTGAGTGGCAGGACGAACGCCGCACCTATCATCGAGACAAAGGCAAGATCAAGAAGCTATACGATGACTTGATGGATGCCACACGCTACGGCGTGATGATGTTAAGACATGCCAAGGTCAAGCCGCGAGCAGGACGCAATCGAGTTAATAACAATACAACGGTTTTATAAAGGATAAAGATATGTCAGAGCTACCGAACAGTGTCACCAAAGAAAGCTTGGAAGATTTAATTGCTAAAAGCGAAGTCGTTTACACAAACCCAGTTGGTACATTAACGCATTGCGTAATCACGTTACCTTGTGGCTATGGCGTCACTGGCGAGTCTGCTTGCGTTGATCCAGCTAAGTACGATAAAGCTATTGGCGAAAAGTATGCGCTGGAACAAGCTGTGGATAAACTGTGGCCGCTTGAAGGTTACTTGCTTGCTAATGACCGCTATCGTGCCAGCGCAGTAGATACTTATTTGGGGCGTATGCACAAAGAACAGGGTCAGTTAAAAGACCGCCTCGATAAGCTTAGCGTGTTTTTAGATAAGCCTCAGCCTAGTTTCATCGCAGGTGATGAATGGGTTTTATTAAAACAACAGAAGAGATATATGAAAGAGTATTTAGATGTATTGAGTATTCGTGTTGCGAATGCAGAAGCTATTAGCGACTAGGTGAACCAAACATCATAAGCCACCTTAACTGGTGGCTTTTTGTGGGAAAAACAACCATGACGCATTACCAGATACCCAATAGCGTGCTGTTTGGCAGAGCGCAGGGCAAGAATGTTAGCAAGGCATTGAGCGACTACAGCTTAGAGACGCTACAGAAGCGTGCGAACAATGGTAATGCGGATGCTAAGAAACTCATTAAGCAATTAAAGGATAAGCAATGTCACTAACCATACGATACGGCGTGCCAGCACCAGCAGTAGTTAAAAAGGGCTATGGCTTGCAAGCGTTTATCTCAAACGTGTTCTTTGAGGCGGACGAAGGCGCAACTGCCAACGATGCTGCATTGATACTTTGTCGTCGTGCGTTTGGCATTGGCAAGTCTTATATCGCTGTGCGCCGCAATCAGGCGTACCAGTTGCGCGACAAGGACGGCAAGTTCTTAGCAGATACCGCAGAGGACTGCGCTCAATACTTGTGGAATGGTCATGCAGCAGAGCGTGAGAAGCATATCGTCATGGACTGCTTACTAGAAAACATCGATCAGCTGGTCATGCACAAGCCTGAAGGCGAAGATTTAAACCGCAAGGCGCTAGACAAATATTTTGAAGGTGAAGAAACCTTTACCACCGGACTAATGGATATTGCCAACTCATGAGTAATCAAGCGACACACGGACTAGATGACGACTTTAAGCTAACAAAGGACGGCAAGTTTCTTGTGTGGGCGCATGATATGTATGAGTACGAGCGCGAAGCACAAGCAGAAGGTCGGGCACTGCGGGCACGCGATGAGCGCTTCTATGACGGGCATCAATTCAGCGATGAAGAAAAACAAGTCTATGCTGAGCGCAATCAAAAGCCGCGTACCTATAACGAGATCAAGCCAGCCGTCGATTGGATCATTGGTAGTGAGCGCCGAGCCCGTAGTGACTGGAATGTGCTACCGCGTACCGCTGATGATGTCGAGCCAGCCCAGTTAAAGACCAAGCTCATCAAGTATGTTGATGATATCAACAAGGCAAAGTGGCAGCGCAGTGCCGCATTTGAGGATTGTGTCAAGACTGGCGAGGGCTGGACCCGTATCAGTGTAGAGCCAAACGAGGATGGTGAGCTGATGATTCAGCTGAACTATGAGAATTGGCAAAACATTTTAATCGATGGTCAGTCGGTCAAAGCGGACTTATCAGACAACCGCTACTTGTGGGCCACAAAGATTATTGATATTGAGACGCTTGAGCAGTGGTTCCCGAAAAAGAAAGAAGAGATTGAAGCGGACGCTGGCGAGTACCAAGAGCTTGATGATGACTTGATGTTTGACCAAGTGGGCGATGACGGCAATAATTTATATAACAACTCACGTCGCTCCAGTGCGTGTAGCGACAGCAATATTAACGTGGTGCGCTCAGGCTCAATGAGCATCATGGGTGGTCACTACTCATCAACGCGCCGCGCTGTGCGTGTATGGGAAATGTGGTATCGCAAAACCGAACGAGTTGAGCTGCTAGCTAACGCTGGCGGATTGACCGGGCAGATATTCAACAGTAAGAACGAAAAGCATTTGCTGGCACTAGAAGAAGGCGCTAAGAAGCGCGAGACAGTGCGCGAGCAAATGTACATGGCTATCTATACCGCCACCACCGTTTTGTACCATGGCAAGTCTATCTATAAGCATAACCGCTATCCATTCGTGCGCCGCTTAGCATTCATCGATAAGACTACTAAGTCACCATACGGCGTCGTGCGTCAGATTGTTGATCCACAGTCGGACTTAAACCAACGTAAGAACCAAGCGCTATTTATGATGGCAACCCGTCAAGTGGTTGCAGATGAAGGTGCGGTCGAAGATAAAGATGATGCTATCAAGCAAGTCGCTAAAGTTAATGGATATATCGAAGTTAAAAAAGGCTCACGCTTTGAGATTCGCGACAATCAATCGCTGGCAGGACCGCATGTACAGTTCGCTGAAATGGACAGCGCGTACTTAAAACAGATTAGCGGCGTGACCAGCGAAAACCGTGGTATGGGTAACAGCGCTCTATCAGGTATCGCTATTCAGTCTTTGCAAGAGCAAGGCACCGTTATCACAACACCTATCATCGACAATCACCAACTGGCGCACCAGCTAGAAGGTGAGCTTGTGCTATCGCTGTGTGAGCAGTACATCAATCGTAAGATGCAGTTTCGCGTAACCAGTGACATTAAGAACCCTGGTGAAAAAGATTTTGTGGTATTGAACGAGACGCCAGAGACAGACATTACCGCGACGCAAGCAGACTTTGTGATATCCGAGCGTGACTACAGACAAACCATGCGTCAAGCCTTGTCCGAGCAGTTGATGAACGTATCAGCACAGATAACACAAGCAACAGGTGATCCAGCAATAGCGATTGGCTTTATTGAAATGGCTATCGACTTGCAAGACCTGCCAAACAAAGAGCGCCTATCTAGCAAGCTGCGTGAGATTTCAGGACTGCCACCGATTGATGAGAACGAAGATGACAAACAAGCGCGTGAAGAGGGTGAAAAAGAAGAGCAAGCGAAGCAGCAAGCAATGCAGGAAGCGCTACAAGAGCTTGAAATGGCGAAGCAGAAATCAGCAATCAACCTTGACAACTCGCGTGCCAACCAATACAACCGTGAAGGCGAGCGTGAGAAAGCCAATGCCCGTCGCGCTCAGGCTGAAGCACTGGTTAAGTACCTCGAAGCCGCTGGACTGGTGGTTGATAACGCTGACCTTAGTAATATTGCTGACGACCTCATTAGCAATATGGACAACATAATGAACGGTACACAGCCAACACAGCCGGGCAGCGATCAGTTAGAGGCGCAAGGTCAACCAGTTGAACAAGCACCAGTACCGATGCAGACCGACCTGCCAGCACAGCCGCAGCAACCAGAGCCGCCAACACAAGAACAGCCAGTCATGCCAGAGGGTGAGGTGCCCGCTGGCGAAGACGGACAAGCGCCAATGTCACCAGAAGAAGCCGCTATGATGCAGCAAGTGATGGGGCAGCAGGCTGGCGAGTAATGGTATAATAACCCTATTAAATAAGGAGTTATTCATGCGCTGTTTCTATGTTTTCTACCAAACGAAAAACAATCTTTTAATTCGCAAACTGCCTATATCAACTGCCGATGGTCGTATTTTTAGTGAGTATGATTTCATAAGTTCTGTAGCTAAAGGTCAGGGCTTGCAAGTGTCTGATGTGGCAATAACCCACTGGATTGAGATGAATGAAAAAGATTGGCGAGATTTTGCCAGATAAGCTCAAATAAACTAATCAAGTCACCTACACGGTGGCTTTTTTATTACCTATATTTAACCATCCATAAGGATAACCACGATGCCAGATGATATGAACGACGATTTTGAAATCGATACCAGTGAATTAGAAAACTTGCCAGCCGACGCGGTAGAAGATACTGACGACGCAGCTGATGATGATGACTTTGATTTTACTGGATTGACCGATGAAGAGATTGAGGCCATCAATGCCGAAGAATCCGATAGTGATAATGATGGCGCTGCTGACGATATCGATACTACCGAAGATGACGCCGACAATGCAGATGAAGCTAGCAATGCTGACGGTGACAATGATGGTGCTGATGACGACTACCAGCAAGAAGCCGCGACGGTAGCAGAAAAGCGCACTGCGATTGATGCAGAGTTTGACGCCAAACACGCAGAGCTTGAAGCGCTAGGTGAGCAATACGACAACGGCGATATCTTAGACGGTGCCTATAATACTGCCAAGGTGCGTATTGAGCGTGACTTAAAACGTATTGAAGCGCGTGAGACAGAGCTTGTCACCAAAGAAGATGCGCTTGCAGAGCGTGAGACCAGTAAGCAAGAGCAGTTTCAAAATGACTTTGCTGTAGCGGCCAATGAGTTCATGGCCCGTACTGAGAACGCAATCTTTGTAGAGGGCAGCCCAGAGTTTGCCGCATTGGATCAACAGTTGGGTATGGTCGCACAAAGTATGCCACCGGGCACGCCGTTTGATGTACTACTCGATAAGGCTCGCGCCGCTGTATCGTCTTACATGACATTGCCGGAGGCTGGCAAGACTGGTAGTAAGCCCGTGGACAAAGCGGTCAAGCAAGACCCTGAGACCATGCCAAGTATCTCGAACATGCCAGCAGTCATACCCAATAGCAGCGATGGCAACAAGTTTGCACACTTGGATAAGCTTGATGGTCCAGCACTTGAGCGTGCTATTTCAGATATGAGCGAAGCACAGCAAGCTGAATACTTAAACCAATAGGCTAATACTTATTTATGAATAAAATACGCTATCGTGATTGTCGCATAGGCGATGTTATCGAAGTCACTGGACCGTGTACCATTGTTGTGGAAAGCAAGAGTGGGCGGTCACCGAGACTTAAAGTGATAACCGGTCACGACAGCGACGTGAGTTTTTCAACGGGTGAGCAAGCGCATACGTGCTGTGATACCAAAAATAGTCTGACTAAAGGAGACTAATATCATGGCACAGACTAAGATCAATGACAGCCAAGCTGTTAAAAAATGGGCAGGCGCGTTATTCGGTTCCGCTTTCGTAAAGTCTTTTTACGGTAGCAAGCTGATGGCGTCAACCAAACTTGTCGGTAAAGCCGGTGCAATGGCCAACGCGCCAATCGGTGTTATCAATGACTTGGAAAGTGGCGCTGGAGATAACGTATCATTTGATATGTATGTTCAGCTTAAAGGTCGCGGTACTTATGGCGATGACGTGTTAGAAGGCAACGAGGAAGATTTAACCGCGTTTACGGACGAAGTTAAGATCAACCAAGTTCGCCACGGTGTGACGCCCGGTGGCAAGATGAACCAGAAGCGTACCATCAACGATCTACGTGCAATTGCCAAGGTTAAGCTTGAGCGCTGGCACGCCAACCACTTTGATGATGTCGTGATGACAACATTGGGCGGTGGTCGTGGTCATGCAAAAGACTTGTATATCCCATTAGGTGCAACAGCGCCTATTCGTGGTACGAGTGAATACACCCAGTACGATGCAGACAGTATCGTCTATGGTGGTTCAGCTACGTCTAAAGCTAGCATGACAACCGCTGATGTAATGTCATTGGACGTCATCGACGAGCTTATCTTGAAGGCTAAGAGCGGCGGTAAAGCAGACGGTGAGTTCCGCATGGAACCATTAGAAGAGTCGGCAGAAGAGTATTACATGCTGACTCTATCACCTGAGCAGATCCATGACTTGCGTAAAGATACCGGCGTTGGTGGCTGGCTTGATATCCAAAAAGCTGCGGCTGCCTCTAACGGCTATCAGAACCATATCTTTAAAGGTTCAGCTGGCGAGTACAACAAGACTCACATTAAAGAGGTGAATAGTGTTGTGACTTATAACGACTTTGGTGCAGGCGGCAACGTCAAAGCGCATACCGGCGTATTTATGGGGCGTCAAGCGGCTGTGGTCGCGTTCGGTTCAGCAAGCGATAAGAACATGCGTGCTAACTGGGAAGAGAAAGAAAAAGATTATGGCAATCAGGTCGGTATTTCTGCGGGCATGGTGTACGGCACCAAGCTACCAGAGTTTGACGGTAAGGTTGTCAACTCAATGGCAGTCTATACTGCGGTTAGCAAGTCGCGCACCTAATCTGAAGTAATGCTTTAAAAGCAAGTTGGTCATGCCAGCTTGCTTTTTATTTACCCAATTTTTTATACAGTATCTTTATAAAAGGATAAAAGACCATGGCTAAGTTCCAGTCTGAGCGCTATCTGCATAACACGCAGATTCAAAGCTCAATGATCAGTGGTGTGATCAATGCACCAACCATTACCCATAATTTTATGGCAGACACAACCGTCGCTGCTGGTGATTTCTTATTGCTGGCTAAACTACCAGAGCGTGCCGCCATCTTGCACGTCGAGCTGGTGTGTAGCGCCCTTGGTGGTACGTTGACCGCCGACGTTGGCACCATGAACCAAGACGAAACAGCTATCACTGGTAAGTTCTTAACTGGCGCAAGCCTCGCTGCCGCTAAGTGGTACAAAGTCGGTGATAATGTCATCGAAGGTCGCTTGGTAAAAGTACATGACAATCCGACTACCATCGCGGTTGAGTTCAAAGACGCTGGCACGATTCCAAAGGGCGCGTACATTCATGTGACGCCGCATTATCGCCACGCCAATAACGACGAATAGATTGTTCTATCGGTAAGTAATTTAAAGCCCATGGCGTTTAGCGCTGTGGGCTTTTTCACCTAACATGCTTATTAAAAAGGAGTCATTCTCATGGCTGACGATAAAATCGACAAGCAAGACGACAAAGCGCTTGCAACCAAAAAACAGGCTGATGCCGCTATTAAAGAATCTACCGATGCAGATAAAGCAGCGGAAGCGCAGCAAAAACGCATTGAAGAGTTGGAAGCAAAGCTCGCTGAATCAGAAGCACGCGAGAAGGCGGCAGACAAACTTGAAGCCGCTGCTAAGCGCGTCACTAAGGTTGCTGATGCCAATAGTGGTGACGGCGAAACTATTCAATGCTTACTACGCCGTAAAGGTGGCACCAAGGTGACGTTTGGTAATAACCGAGCGACGCAAAAAACCTATCACTTCAAACCTATTGATGCAGACGATGAAAATTCGCCGCATATCTGTACAGTAGATAATGAAGAGCACGCAGATCAGCTGCTATCAATCCGCGAAGCATATCGCTTGTATCGTGGCGGCGCTGGCGTGATTGATAAGATTGAAGTCACAGGCGGCGCGAACGACGATGAAAATGCTTTCGTGAATCGCTTTGATGACATCCTCTCTATCGATTTTGAAATCGCTGAAAACGACACGGTTGCAGCATGGGCGAAAGAAGTTCTGGCACTGTCACCGTCGCACAGCGCTAAGATTCGTCAGAAAGCAGACAGTCTTGATGTCAAAGTTGCCAAAGGCGACAACATGAATGAGATTTTGCGCAAGATTGGTCATGCGATGCAGGCAGAAGAACGTGCTGCCAGTGAGCAAGCCAGCAAAGGCGAGTAACTTGTAAACCAAAACCGTCGTAATCTGAGGCACAAGCTGGCTTGTCTCTCGTTTACACCACTCACATTAGGACGATACCGCTATGTTTAGCAGTCAAGACTTATTAAATGGCGTGCGCATGACGCAGCTAAATGACCCCGATGCTACCACATGGTCGGATGCAACACTTATTATCGCGCTTAATCAGGCGTTACGCATACTGTCACTGGTACGTCCTGATGCTTCAGCAAAAATAGCAACACTTGATATCGTGGAGGGTTCACGCCAGCTGATACCGACTGATGGCGTGCGCCTACTGCGTGTGGTGCGTAATATTACCGCGCTGGGTGCGCCTGGTCGCGCTGTGCGATTAGTGCAGCAAGAAGATATGGATAGCATGTCACCAGATTGGCATAACGCTGCTGGCACGATTGTTAAAGAGTATATGTTTGACTCGCGTTCGCCTCAGCATTTTTATATCTACCCAACAGTGCCGACAACCAGCAAGCTTGAGATTGAATATAGCAGCTACGCGGATGACGTGACTGAGCTTACAGCCAGCAATCCACTACCCGTATCGCCAATTTTTGCACAGCCGGTGCAGGAGCTTATGCTATACAAGCTTCTATCTGGTGACAGCGCGAACGGTAATAGCGGTAACGATCATCTGCGCGTCGCTATGGAATTGCTGGGCGTGAAAGATACGCAAGATGAGCGCGTATCATCTGCAAGACGTACCTCTACTTAATAGGTGATATATGGCACAGCTTGATGATTTTGTGGATGGTATTAGTATTCATCTGGGTAATAACGACGCCAGCAATGTGCCGCGCATTGCAGTGGTGTTTGCCGCAAGGCAGGCATTAAAGAAATTTTGCGATGAAAGCTTTGCTTATATCGTCAATGCTTTTGACCCGCTTATCGACACCAGTAGACCACTGACCGACGCGGACTTGGCGCTAACACGTCTTGATAAACGCTGCGAGCTGACCTTGCCAGCGAACACGCATATCATCAAGGTATGGCGCTTGACCGACAACTGCTGCGAGCACGACAACTGGCTGGCAAGTGCTCGCTACGGTTATCCCAATATCATTAACTTAAATGATAAGCAGCGCAATACCGATAACGTGGTAGTGTCGCTGTCAGTCAGTCAGACCACAGACGAGTGTCCGGATTATCTTTTTAATCACTACTACGATGGCTTGCTGTCCGGCACCATTGCTTACTTGCAGATGATGCCGAACCGCGAATGGGCAGTGCCAAACTTGGCGCAAGACCACTATGCGCTATTCGAAAGAGCTATCCAAAAGGCTAAGAGCGATATAAGTAAAGGCTTCCTAAAAGATAGACCGATGACCGAGATACCAGCCAGCTTTGGCTAGAAAACAATTCAATACAACCGCATATGTGGCTGTCTTTTTTCACACAAAAAAGGAGCGACTATGCTCAGATTAAAACACGGCATTTATATTAAGCAGCGAGTGCTATGGCTGTTTGCCATCATACTTATGCTTATGACTGGGGCGATGGCAGCCGAGCCAACATACATAACCGCCCAGACAGTTATAGTGGTCAACAAGTACGGCATGGGTGCGCCCTTTCTTTTGAGCTGGGTGCCCGTCTGGATATTTGCACTGGTAGGCGGTATTGGCGCCAACTTTATTAAGATACCTGAAATCGATAAACACTTTCGCTACCTAATGCTAGCCAAGCCATTCTTAGGTTTGTTTGGCGGTATCTCTTTATGCTTGCTTGTGTCTGATGGTAGTGAGCCGCCACAAGTTGCATTGACCGCCTACGGGTTTGGCGCAGCGTTATTATCAGCACCGATACTGCAAGCGGTAATAGCAGTCGTAACTATTCCTAAAAACCAAGCTGGGCTATTTAATAGCCTAAATCCATTTAAGTTTAAGATCGTAGTGGCAGGCGATAAGGATATTAAAGATGGCAGCAATGACAGTTAGTTCTATGTTGTGTGTAGTTGGTGCACTGTACGGTATATACGTTTTGATTAAGCACCTAAAAGCTATTCGTCAAGACGTGGCAACGCAGATGAAATACGCGTTCCCTATAATCTGCGGCACGCTGGCATGGACCAGTGCGGCCTATACTTTCTATTCGATGGGGATTACCAGTCATATCGATGCGCCTCGTGTGCTCATGCTGATAAGCTGGTGTGTGCTGGCAGGCCAGTACCGACAAAAATACCTATCGTGCGGTAAGCGCAAACAAACAACGCCTCGTTAATACGGGGCTTTTTTACGGCTGGAGAAAAGCTATGAGTTACGACGATAGGATAGATGACGCCGTAAGACGGTTGCAGCGCGAGTTAAAACTTGCGCCAAAACATATCGATGGTGCATGGGGCGGCACATCGCAAAAGGCGCTACAAGCCAGCGGTAAAAAGCTTGACTACAACTGGGGTGTATTGCGTGACCACTTTGGCAGATTCACCCAAGCACAGGTTGACGGCTTTAATACGCTGATTGCGGCTATCAATAAGCGCGGCGCTGATGCCTTAAACCCACTGTATGCCGCATATACACTAGCTACCACGTGGCATGAAACCGCCGCCAAGATGGAAGCTATCAACGAATATGGCAAGGGCAGTACCCGCAAGTACGGTAAATGGTATAAGAACAGCAAGGGCGTGGTTTACGGTCATGCCAATCACAGAGGCGATGTTTACCTTAAATCACAATATCCTCATTTATTTTGGGGCAGGGGTTATCCACAGCTAACGTGGCTTGATAATTATAAAAAAATGGGTTCGCTACTGGGCTTGGACTTGGCCAACAATCCTGAATTGGCATTGGTGCCCGAGAGCAGCGCCGCCATTATGATCGAAGGTATGCTGCTAGGTTCATTCACAGGCTTGTCATTGGCTAAGTGTATGCGCTACGGCTCTTATGGCGAGTTTGTTTACAGCCGCCGCATTATCAACGGTACAGACCGTGACAGCCTTGTCGCACGATACGCTGTTCAATTCTTAGAGTGCTTAACCATAGTGGATGCCTAACATGCACATACGGATCAATGATTTTGCTGGCACGTTTCCAAAGTTGCACCCAACTAAGCTACCAGACCATGCTGCGCAGTCGTGCAGCAATGTCATGGTTGAGCACGATATTTTATCACCCATCAATCAAGCGAGCACTTTGCACCCATCTAACACTGTAGGTTACGAGAATTTTGCCAGTGCGATATTCTTTCAGCACAACAACGTGACCTATAAGAAGTATGCCAATAACATCGTGCGCTTTGCCTTCTCGCCAGTCCATGACGCCTATCGTCTTTACTGGACAACCGAAAGCGCGAGAGCGCCGCTAATGTTTAACGACTGGAACATAGCCAATACTGGCGAACTTGAAACGGACAACTTCGATTATATCGCTGGCATGACACCGCCAGAGGTAAAAGATATCGTGATAACCGGTATCAATCCACCAGTGATTAACCCGCCAGCCACACCGGACGCGCCAGCCACCTATTCCACACTTGAAGATACCATCAACGAAGTATTCAAAAAAGTTAATGGTCAAAAGAACTCATCAGGCGTCGATAAAAAAGAGGGCGAGATTAGCGATGCAGTAACAACTGTCATCAATGCTTTGCCTGAAAATGCAGAGGCAAGGGTTTACGCCTTAACTTACGTCAATCGCTTTGGTGATGAGTCAGCGCCGGGCGTCATTGAAAAGGTTTTGTATCTCACTAAAGGTGACGCGCCTACATTAACCATTCCTTATGCCGCAGGCGTGAGGCAAGCCATGGTACGCGACTATGGTATCAATGCTATCAGACTGTATCGTTCAGTGACCAACTCGTTAGGCGTGGCGCAGTTTCTCTTTGTTAAAGAATACCTGCTAACCATGCTAGGTGACAGCGTGACCATTATCGATGATATGCCTTACGGCTCAACCAAGATAGGCGAGCCATTAGTAACCATGAATTACGATCCGCCGCGAGTGGGCATGAAAGGCTTGGGCGTGACCGATGACGGCGTGGGTTATGCCTACATTGAAAAGACCATCTGCTTATCAGAGCCGTACACCTTGTACGCATGGCCGCGATTTTATGAGCTTAGTTCGCAGCATACCATTATGGGGCTAGGGCATTACGACAATACGATTGTGGTTGCCACTAAAGGCAGCCCTATGCTTATTAGCGGCAGCGACCCCGAAAGCATGGGCGTGCTCAGCTTGCCCTTATACGAAGGCTGTGTCTCAAGCCGCAGCATGGTCAACCTCAATCACGGCTGTATGTACGCCAGTGAGAACGGTCTTGTATTGGTTACTACCAACAGCGCCAAACTATTAACCGAAAACGCCTTTTCAACAGAGGACTGGCAGAAGATTAAGCCGTCAAGTATTCACGCAACCGCTTATAAAAATGGCTATTTGTTCTTTTGGGACAACGGCGTTAAAAAAGGCAGCGGCTATATTGACTTGAATAACGGTAATAAAGGGGTGATGTGGTTTGATGAGCACGCCAGCAATACCTTTTTGGACGGCAATGTCGTGCAGATGATTAATAAAGGCACAGCAGCAATGGGCGGTATTATCTCTAAGCACGCCTCATTTAACCCGGAGTATGGCGAAGCCTTTACCAATAAAACCTTCAAGTGGCAGTCAAAGACTTTTAACCTGGACACGCCTAGACGCATGCTTGCCGCGCAAGTTATCGCTGACGAATACCCAGTAGGCGGCATTATATTCAGAGTGTATGCCAATAGAGCGCTATTGCATGAATCATTGGTGAAAAACCATAAACCGTTTAGGGTTAAAAACCATAGTGTTAAACATGACTTCTCTATTGAGATTGAATCCAGTGTGCCGGTACGTGAAGTGGTGTTAGCAGAAACCATGCGCGATACGATTGTATAGGTGAGATATGAGTAAGATTAATTTGCCAAGCGTACCGAGAAGTACGGATCGTGATACCACTGTTTTTTTGCAGTCACTTAAAAAAGCGGTAGAGCGACTGCAAGTCGGCGGTCAGACCGAGCTAAGCGACGGCGCTAAAAGCTATGTACTTAGAATAGATAAAAAAACCCGTGAAGACTTGGTTGGTGTCATTGGCGATGAAGCAGGCGTGGGCGCTATCCTTGATAAAATTAGAGGACAAATTACCGAGTCAGAGCTCAGCAAACACTTAGGCGAACGCATTGAGAAAATCACTTCAAACGAGAATGCTATCACCGAAGAAAGGTTGCAGCGCGTGGCTGATGTACTGGCGGCCAATCAAGCAATCGTTGATGAGGCAGCCGCTAGAGTACAGGCGATTACAGATAGCTCAAATCTATTACAGCAAGACATTGATGCAGAAGTTACAGCTCGAGTAAATGCGATATCGGCCACTAGGGATGAGATAATTGCAGAACGGAACTTGCGTGTCGCTGATATTTTGGCCGCTAACACCAAGATAGAACAAGAGGCAACGGCTCGACTACAAGCTGTTACAGCAACCAATACGGCGCTAGAAGGTGAAACAAGAGATCGTATTGCAGCCTTACTAGAAGCCAATAGAAATATAACGGCAGAGCGTGAAGCAAGAGTTGCGGCTATCATTGATGAGTCTAGCCAGCGAACTACCAACGAAGCGATAGTTGCTGAGAGAATAAGCGGTGTATTTGCGCAAGTAAACCCCAAGCTGGCGGGTGATACTGACGGTTGGGCTGGTGATACTGCAAGCTATGTTGGCGTATGGTCAGAGCAGTCAGCACGTATTGAGGAAGATTTTGCACTAGGAACGCGGATAGACACGTTAAACGCAGATTTTGATAACAGCAATGCTTTGATCCAAAGTAATTACAAGGTGCTAGCTGAAGCTGATAATGCTCTTGCTATAAAGACCGATGTTATAAGGGCTAGAACAGATAACAATGAGGCGGCAATCAACACTGAAACGCAGGCACGTACTGATGCTAATAGCGCTCTATCTAGCCGTATCGATACACTGAGCGCGGTAACAGATGATAATGCTGCGTTAATTACATCCGAATCAATAGCGCGTACCAACTCAGACGAAGCGCTGAGCGGCAAGATTGATACTCTTTTCGCCACCACTGGAACAAACACAGCCTCTATTCAGACCGAGCTGACAGCACGCACAACGGCTGATAGCGCCTTGAGTGTTCGCATCGACACCTTGACAGCCACCACAGGTAATAACACAGCCGCTATCCAAACAGAATCTACTGCACGTACTGATGCCGATAGTGCATTGAGTAGTCGCATTGATACACTGGTCGCCACCACTGGAACAAACACCGCATCAATCACGGCTGAAACAATAGTCAGAGCCACAGAGGACGAAGCGCTAAGCGGTCGCATTGACACACTGGTATCAACAACCGGCACAAATTCAGCAGCCATCCAAACTGAAACGCAGGCGCGAACAACAGCAGACAGCGCGTTAAGCAGCCGTGTTGATACACTGGTGTCTACGACTGGCGCTAATACAGCCTCTATTCAAAGTAATTATAATGCGCTTACAACCGCCACCACTGCCAACGCAAACAGAATAGATGGGGTTTACGCGCAAGTTAATCCTAAAATGGCGGGTGATACTGACGGTTGGGCTGGTGATGACTCGCCGCAAAATTTGGTTGGCTCATGGACCGAGCGTAGCGCAATCATTGAGAATGACTTAGCGATGTCTAAGCGTGTTGATGGACTTACTACAGAGGTGGGCAATAATAAAGCAACCATTACTGAAGTTAATAAAACTTTGGTCACCAAAAACGAGGTAGTAGCAAGTCAGATAAACCGTCTTGCCGCACAAATGGTCGGCGGCTATGACGGCAATAATTTGCAGGATATAACGTCTGGGCTTATCCATCAAGAACGCCAAGCACGTGCCACAGAAACCGAAGGGCTGGCGCAGCAAATCAGCTTGCTGTCCGCTGGCGTGGGCGAGCAGTTTGATAGTTTTGAGATATGGCATTTTAATAAGAATAACGATGGTTGGGCGGGCGGCGTCTACCAAGACGGCTGGCTGAATGTCAAGAATGAAACCTTGATAAGCCCTACTATCACCCTTGACGGCTCGATGTATAAGCACGTTAAGATACGGATTCAAAAATTTGGCACACCGACTTGGCAAGGGTTACTAAGCTATGCTGGCAGTAGTGTTACCGCATTAGAGCCAAGCTATACAGAAGATGGTATTGCGTTGGTGAATTTTTACGCACAGTGGACAGGCACTATAACCTCGTTTAGCCTAAATCTTGCCAGCGTTGCCAGTACGTCAAACTACTTTTTGGTGGACTGGATAGCAGTCGGTAGACCGTCTCCCGGCGCAAGTAACGCGGCCTTATTGCGTGAAGAAAAAGCACGAGCCGATAAAGACTTGGCAATCGTACAGGATGTGACGGCGCTCGATGTACAGATAAATGGCGATGGTGTAAGCTCAACTTCATCGATTGTCCAGAAGCTTACGACTACGGCAACCAAGACCGACACCAATGCCACAGACATATCAGGGCTTACCTCTACATTCAATACCGAAATGTATAGCGCACAAGGTATTATCACTAGAAATGCGCAGACAGCAGCAAGCGCCAGCGCCGCAAATGCCAGTGATATCAGCGGCGTGTTTGCGCAAGTTAATCCACGTATGGCAGGCGATACGAATAGATGGGCCGGTGATGATGATCCATTAAATGGCGTGGGTGTGTGGTCGGAGCGCTCAGCGCGTATTGAGGATGGTATGTACACCGCTGAACGTTTTGACGCCATGACCGCAAGGGTTGATGGTAATGCGGCGGCTATCTCTACCGAAACTAAGATACGCATTAATGAAATCAAGGCAGTGGCACAGCGCACTGATACCTTGCGTACGGATTTCAATGACAATGCTGGCGTGGTTCGGACAGAAATTAAAGCAGTGGCAGACGATAACTCAGCATTAAGCACTCGCACCGACACAATACAATCAACGGTAGGTGAACACACCTCGTCAATACAAACCCAGCAACAAGCTATTGATGGCATTAATGCAAGATGGTCAATAAAGGTTGATGTGAACGGCGTAGTCGGTGGTATTGCGCTTGGCAATAATGGCTCGACGGTGGACTTTCTGGTGAGAGCGGGTAGTTTTGCGATACAGGGGCAGAGTGGCAGCAAGAGCGTGCCGTTCGTATCATACCCTGATGGCACCGTGATTGATGGCGTACCTATCCCAGCCGGAAACTATTTAGAAGATACTTACATTCGCAGAGCCTCAATTGATACTTTAGATATTAAAGGCAATGCGGTAACGGTGCCAGTATCATCTTTTACAGAAAGCGCAATAGCTGTGGGAACCATTTACACTACCATACAAAGTTTGTTTGTACCGGCCGACATGGGGCATACCATGCTAAATTTTAATGCTATTTTCAACTTCCCTGGCTATGCTCGCATACAAAGCATTTTATGTCGAGTAGTGAAAAACGGTGTGGTTTTAGCGGACAATATAGAGGTTTTTTTTAGTGAGGCAAGGTCAGCAAGTAGAGCAACCACTGCTGTTGATGCGTCAGGGCACAACCACGGCGGAAGCTTTCAAGGCTCAACCGTCATTAACGGGCAGTACATCAATATTGGTGGACCAGTAACTATAGGCTATACGAGTCTAGGCGGTCACAGTCATAATATTGATGTGGCGAATGACAACCGAAATGCAGGCAGTTTTGCGCTATCAAGACATGATAGCACAGGCGTGGCAGGTGACTATGAGCTGCAAATGCGCGTATCAAATGGTGATACAGCCAATATATCACAACGATACATTCATGCTATAACCATGCGGAGGTAATGATGGCTCATTACGCAGTGTATAAAAATAAAACGGGTGAAATCGTAAAAACAGTGGAAGCGCCAGAGTGGTTTATTAATAACATATCACTTGCCAGCGATGAATCTATTGTACCGATTGATAGGCAGGCTGATGACACATGCGAGTACATCAAAGACGGGAAACTAACCAATAAGTAATGCTTGCCAGCAATTTAGTTTGCTATACTTAGAGCATAATAATACTTTGTTCCACTTGCAGTAATTAGGCAGTCTTTGCCGCCTCACAACAAACAGATACCTAGTCATTAACAGATGATTGGGTTTTTGTCGTGTCTAAAATTCATAAATTACATATTCATTATTAAATAAGCGAGGGCGTCATGGGCTTTTTAAGCGGCATATTTGGGGCAGCGACAGGGTTTTTAACGGGTGGTCCGGCTGGTGCAGTCATTGGCGGCGCAGCTGGCTTTCTTGGCGATAAAGAACAAAAAAAGCAGCAGCAGAAAGCGGACGGCTATAGCGACGCCTCGCTTGCTTTGCAAAAAGAGCAGATGGAGATTGCCAAAAAAAGGCAGGAGGACTACGACAAGACGTATGGGCCGATTGAACAAGGCTATCTATCACTGGTGACGCAGGGCGTCAAGCCTGATATTGAAGGTGTCACCACACGCGCCATCGGTGACATAAATACCCAGTTCGCCAATTCAGAAGCCGCACGATTAAGGCAGATGCAGCGCACAGGCGTAAACCCCAATAGTGGACGTGCTGATTCTATGGGCCGTCAGTTGTCCTTGTCTCGCGGCCTTGCGCTGGCAGGAACAATCAATCAGTCGCGCCAGCAGGAAATGGACCGAGCTAAAGACTTAACCTATGCGCGCTACAGCGACGCTAATCAAGTAGGTATTAACAAGTTGAATAACGCGCAGTCAAATGTTAATAGCGCCTCAACAGCCTTATCACAAACCTACGCCAATAAAGCCACGCAATCACAGGCTAATGCTAATAGCGCAGCTAATAGCTGGGCGGACTTAGGCGGCACAGTTTATAAAGCGTGGGATCAATACAACAACAAACCGGCAAATACCACCGTTGGCACTGGCGTCTGGATGTAACTAGGGGATTATTATGAGTAGCTTAACCGGCATTGCGCAGTTTACCAATCGTTTCGCCCAAAACATTATGGGGTATGAGCAGGATAAGAAGAGCGAAGCCGAACGCTTAGCAGACAAACAGCGCGAGCTGGCACGCCAGCAGCAGCAAGACCAAAACGCCCAGCAAACGCATGATGTTAATTATCAGGCTGACACATTAAAGCTAGAGGGTGCTAAAGAAGCTCGCACCGATGCAACCAATGCCAGAAACTATGGCAAGACATTTAATAAAGTTGAATACTTTAAAAGTATGGGCGACAAAAACGGCGCTATCAATGCCATTATTGAGGGCGCAAACAGTCACAGCGACCTACCTTATACAATCAGTGTTGACCGTGACGTAAAAGGCAATATCGCCACGCGCACCGATGAGAATGGTAATGAGTATTACTTTCAAAATATCATCGACAAAGACACTGGCAAGGTCATGCGCACTGATTCGGTAACTTACGATCAGCTAATGAATGGTTATACGCAGTTGCAGAGTGGTCAGTCTATCGCCGCAGAGAATGCCGCTTATGAGGCGGAGAAGCGCAAGGAGATGGAGAAAGACCAGCGCGAGCTAACACTGTATGGCGGTAAGAAAAAAATCGATGTACAAGCAGAAGGCATCAAAGCTGAACGTGACCATATTTACAAAATCGACGAGATGGGTATCAAGCATGGCTATACGATTGATGAGCTCGGCGTAAAGCATGGTTACACCATTGATGAGCTTGGCGTTAGGCATGCTAATGCTGTGGACTTATCAAACGTCAATAGTCAAAACCGTATTGGCGAATACGTTGGGCGCTCGGATGTTGATGCTGGTGGTACGCCTATCGTTGGTGGTCCAGCAACAGTAGGCTCTATCATTAGATCTCTTACTGGGACAGAGAGCGGTGGTAACAGTGGAGCATTTAGAACCAATACTAATGGCAAAAGCTATGGCGGCTTAATACAGATGGGCGATGACCGTCTGAAAGACTACGCTACAAAAACAGGTTCAAGACCTATTTCAGCAAGCCAGTTTAAAAATTTGCCAGCCGCGCAGCAACGATCTATCAATGAATGGCATGTCAATGACTTAATAGGCGCAGCGCAGGCAACCGGTGCAGTAGGCAAAGTAATTAATGGCGTTCCAGTGACATTAGGCGGCTTGGTTGCCGTCGCCCATCTTGGCGGTAAGGGCGGTATGAATAAGTTTGTGCAGACCAATGGCCGCTACAACCCTAAAGACCAGCTAGGGACTTCTCTTACAGACTACTTATCAAAACATGCGTCAGGCGGTAATACCGTTGCTCGATCAGTGCCAGCAATTCCTAAGCTACCAAAAGGCGTAAGTAAAACCAATCAGACGCCAGCACAAGCCGTCAGAACCACAAAAGACTATAACGCCACAGTTGATAAGGGCGTCAATATCGCGCTAAAAGACGTGAAGAATCTAGGTATCAAGCCGGATGCTGCCACCACTGCCACCTACGCACGTGCTGGCACGAAGCTAAAAAGCATGGGTACAGCCAAGAATGAGCAAGAGTTTTTAAACCTATATCAAGAAGCGTTTGACTTAGTGATTAGCGCTGTACCAGAGCCAAGGGGTAAGAAGAAAGCGATGAGTAAGGCTGATAAGAACGCCCTAGGGCATAAAGTGTTGCTTTCAATGGCAGGCGCGTCATCACTTGGTCAGCTCAAGCAAATGATCTACGACATCAATCCAAATGCAAAAGGCGGTGGGTCTAATGCAAAAGGCGGTGGGTCTACTGCCAGTGCCAATACAGGTGGCGGATTAATGCTACCTGGTCAGCAGCCGAGCAGAGTAGCACCTAAAAACCAAAGTCAATTGCAATCAATGAAAGACAAGAAGCGCCAAGAGGCGGTAGATGATTTTAATGGCGTTAAGACTGGAGCGCCTAGCGGCAAAACCCCACAGGCAGGCAAGTTAGCTTCCTTATACGCACGCGGCTTGCCAGCAGTAAAGACTGACCCGAAAGCGCAAGAGAATATGAATTACCTGGGCAACCTAAACGACAACATGGACTGGTAGATAAATTATGAGCTTAGATAAAAAACTATTAGGTATTGCTGAGCGCACTTTAACTAGCCAGCAGATAAAACGCAGCGAGCAGTCAATTCCGTATTCAGGCTTACTGAATATTGCTGGCAAAAGCTACGCTAATGAAGATAAAAAAGTAGTAGCGGCGGCCTTACGTAAGTGGGAGAACAGCACATGGAAGCCAAAGGTTGAGGCTAAGCTGAAGCAAGAGCTTAAAACACGGGCACCACATTTAAAGCCGGGCAGTAAAGCCTATCAACAAACTTATGACAGTCTTTTTAATAAAAACTATAAAGACTTGCAATCAGCTAAAGCCAAAGCGCAGCAGCAGATAGGTACGTTAAGAAAAAAAGGGCAGACGCAGCGTAGTGTAGATAACGAACACAGATTAAAAGACGCAGAGAAAATAGGGGGTGACGCCTACGTCAAAAGAACTTCCGCAGCAATGGCAGCTCGTGATACTGCCGAAGCGGTATTGGGCGCGCTTGCTACTGGCTCATCAAGAGCTTTGCGTTATCCGTTACAGCTTGCCGCTGATATTGGCGAAAATGACGACGGTGGAATCTTTGACCGAGGCGCTAAGGCGTTAGAGCGCCATGAGGATAACTTACAGCAAGTCTATCCAGCCTACGCTGATATTCAGCAGAACGGAAATTTTGGACAGAAGCTTGCCTTGTCTGCCGTTGAGCAAATACCAAACCTTGCTTTAAGCTTTACAGGTGCCGGTGCCGCCGCAAAAGGTGCGCAGTTAGCCGGTGCTGGTGCGAAGATGACAGCCGCCACAGCATACGGCACAGCCGCCGCGACCATGTACCCACAAGCATACGGTGATGGTAATGATAGCACCAAACAAGAGATCGAAGAAGTCACTGCTTTGCAGCTCGCTAATAAGCCTCGCTCGAAAGAATTGTTTGAGAATCACTTTAACGACAATATAAAATCTGGCCTAGATGAAGATAAGGCGTGGGAAAAGGCACGCGAGCAAACTATTAGCAGCATAGCAGAAGAATCAGGGCATACGGTAGGCTTGGCAACATTAGCACTTAGTATGCTTGCGCCGGGCATAGGCTCATTCACTGCCAACCGCGCCACTGGTGGTGCCGTCAGTAAGTTTGGGCAAAAAGTATTTAACAAACTTGCGGTCAAGGCTGATGCTGGCAAGGTGGCAAAGTACGCACTACCGGCAGCCGTTGGCACAGGCATTATCGGATTGAACGTCGCTGAAGAAGCGTTGCAAGAAGGTTATACCGACTACACAGCACAGAAAGCTGCCGTTGATTTGCGTGCAGGAGGTAAAGACAAGATAAATCAGCCGCAGCTTAAGGAAGCGATGCTGATGGGCGGTATCTTGGGCGGTATAATGGGCGGCGGTGTCTATGTTGGCACACGCAACTCAAAACTACAGCAAGCACAAGATGATTTAAAAGCCGCACAACAAGCCTATGCTGAAGTTGCCGGACAAATACCGCAGCTTCAACAGCAGATTGAAGCTGTATCGCCACGATCACCAGAAGGTCAGGCACTAACGGCGCGTGTGGAAGAAACTCGCGCCGCACTTGATGCCATGGCAGCAGAGGCAGAAAAGGCAAGTATTCCTCGCACCTCGCTGGCACGTCGCGCACCACGTATTGAACCAACCAATAGCACGGCAACCGAATTTGACGGTCAAGTCGATGGCGCTACTGAACTGGATGACCAAGGCTTTGAGAACGCATTAAACCCAGATGGCACGCCAGCCCCGCAAGCAACGCCAGCCGCACCAGTATTGAGCGAAAAAGAGCTTGATGCCCAAGACGCACAGATTGCTGAGCTTATTGCAGAGCAAGCAGCACTTGATGAGGCGATTGAAGACGGTAGTAGTGAGAAGCCATTAGAGGAATCAATTGCAGCCGCCCAAAGCTGGTACGACAGCAAGCGCGGTGAAGGTAAGCAAGGATTGTCAGGCGTGGTCAGTCGAGCCGCAGCCACAGAACAGGACACAGCGTTCGCACAGCAGCAAGAAAGCATCAAAGGTGCTACCGCAAGTATTAATGATTACATCGCCAGTGAGCGCGCAAAACAGCAGCAAATCAACGGTCAGTTACAGCAAGAGGCGCAAGCCGCTACTACTGATGCAGAAAAACAAGCTGTCGCGCAAAAAATTGAACAGCGCGAAGCTGATCGTGCCAAAGAAGATGAGTTGCTATCGACACGCGAGCAGCTTGCACAGCCTTATGAAAATGAATCGTTTGATACTACTATCGTGGGTGCTGATGGCGCGCCGTTTAAGCTGGCACGTTTTTGGGATAGCAACATGCCAGCCGCAGCCAAGGCGAAAGCAATCGCGGATGCGTTTGGCGGGCAAGTTGAGCAGAACGTCGCTAAGGCCGATTGGCAGTCTATGCCAGAGGGCGTGCAAAAAGAGTTGCACCAGTGGTTCACTGAGCGCTTAGACGGCATTCGCCAAAGTCGTGAAGGCGCAGCCGTACAGACAAGCGAGCAAGTACCAGTGAAGGCTGAGCAGGAGGCTGCTAGTTATACGCTTGATAACCTTAAAGATGATATTAATAATAACTATGGCAGCGACCCACAAGCTATGTTTGACGCACAGAAACGCGCCGAAGAAGCAGGATTGCCGCAGCCTGAAATTAACAGGGTAATTCAAGAGACGATAAGCGAGAAGGTAGGCTGGACGAAGCCAGCTGCTACCCAGCTAACCGATGAAAACCCAGTCATCAATATACCAGCGCCGACTACTGACGAGGGTATCTATAAGAGCCAGCCGGCCGCAAAAGCTGCTATCAAGAAACAAAAGCTTGACCCTGATAGCGTTACCATTAAACAGGTGAAAGGTGGTGGCTTTGAGATTGTGCCGAACGCGCCAGCAAAACCAAGTTATACACAAGCACAAGAGCAAGCTGCTACTGAATTGGGTATGACTATCAATGAAGATGGTGAGTACGGTGGAACAGACGCAGAGTTTGAGACATTCGCTAAGCGCGTCGATGAAATACAAGGGCGCTCACTAAGCAATAGTACGCCAACACCACAGCAAAATACCGTAGCACCTAACAATGATGTTGCTATCGGTAAAGATGGTCAGGCTAAATGGTTTGGTAGTAACGACAAGGCGCAAGCGTTTATTGCCAAGAAAGGCTTGTCCGGTACACATGAGGTTGTGAGCGCTGGCAAGTCTCGCTTTGAGATTCAGCCGAAAGCTGAAGGCACGCCTCAAGCCGATGTAGCAAAAGCGGAAACGGTATCGGAAAGCCAAGACAACTCCGAGAGGAAGTTGGTCGCAGGGGATAGAGTTACCGCGAAAAACAATAATGAGTATGAAATAACTAACGTTGAGTTTAATAGTAGCGGCGGCGTAAATTCAGTGAGCACGCTATTTATTCCTAATCCCAACTCGCCCAATGCGGATAAGAATTTTTCACCCCAAAGACGCAGTATTGCTGAATTTAACAATATGTTTGGTTCTCGTGTAGGTAGCTTTGAGGCGCCGTCCGCAACCAAGTCACCCAAAAATATTACCGACGAGCAGTTTGCAGAATTAACTAGCAGCCGAACCACGCCATCTACACCGACTGGCGAGCAGTCCGCGCCAGCCAAACGAGCAGCGGCGAAGAAATCCGCTAGCGAGAAATCACAGAATGATGTGAGCGAACAAGAAGCCAAAAGTCGTTTTGCTGACAACAAATTATTCACCGAAGACAAGGTAGCAGCCGCACGCGCACTATTGAAATCTAAGATGGGGCAAGTCAACTCAGGCTTTGACCCAGAAATGGCAATTGCTGGTATGACGCTGGCAGGTGCATACATTGAAAGCGGTGTGCGCAAGTTTGGTGATTATGCTAAATTAATGGTTGAGGACTTTGGAGATAATATCAAGCCTCAATTACTATCGTTTTGGGAAGGCGCTCGAAACTGGGACGGACTTGATACTGAAGGTATGACCAGTGTAGCGGACAGTAAGCGCGAGTACGATCAGTTAAAGGCTGAGTCCGAGCAGGCGAGCGAGTCTATCGCGCCAGCCAAGCCAAAATACCCACAAACCGTAGGCAGTGGGCCGCAAATGAAAACCTTTGTAGGCGAAAACCAATCCGGCCTACCATTGTACGAGAACAAAAGTGGTGTACGTGCGATTGAAGAATACGGTATATTTAACAATGAAACGGTATCAATCACTCCGACTGGCATTGAGCAGCAGCCAAGAGAGGATCGCTACTTAACCAAAGAAGAATTGGCAGCCAAAAAGGATAACAACAATGACGCCGGAACAAGTAATCAAGACGATAGACAGCGTGCTGATGGAGAGTTATCCACAGCAGACCAAGCAGATGCAGAAAGCCGGAACACTGGACGAGCTGAAGCAGAGCTTACTAGCGACGTACCTAACATCGATGGACGTAGCAACCGATCAGATACTAATGACGGTGATGAAGCTGGACAATCCGCAGGAAAGAATAAGCGAGCAACATCTACTGACAGCAGAAGCAGAACGGGAAGCACTCAATCAAATGATGGAGCAAATGCGAAGTCTGCTAAATCCGTCGCAGTAAAAGCTACTGACTACGCCATACCGCCAAGAGACGAGAACGCCAAACAACCAAGCTGGTTTGAGATTGGCGAGCGCAACGTCGAAATCATTGAGCTTGTGCAAGAGTTGGAAAGCGAAGGGCGTCATGCCACGCCTGATGAACAAGCATTGCTTGCTGACTATAAAGGCTGGGGTTCATCTAAGATTGAAATATTCCCTCACCCAACTAAAGGCTATTCATCGCCACGATGGGAAGCGCTGGGCGAAAAACTAAAATCCCTACTGACAGACAGCGAGTATGCAACCGCACGCCGCACCACTCAGTATGCACACTACACACCACCGTCAATCGTAAACGGTATCTATGCCGCGTTAGAGCAGTTTGGCTTTAAAGGCGGTCAAGTGTTCGAACCAGCCAGCGGCATAGGCGTGTTTAATGGCCTAATGCCTCGTGATATGGCAAGCAAGTCTCACTATGTAGGCGTTGAGCTTGATCCAACGACTGCATTAATAGCCAAGCACTTATATCCATTGTCAGACATGAGTATGGGCGACTACACTAAAGTTAAATTGCCGGACAATCATTTTGATGTAGCAGTCGGAAACCCGCCGTTTGCTGATATCTCATATAATTATGGTGCTGGCAAGAATAAAAAGCCCTACCTAATTCATGATTACTTCTTTGCTAAGACGCTGGACAAGCTAAAGCCCGGCGGCGTCATGGCGTTTGTCACCTCTAAAGGCTCGATGGATAAAACCAACACAGCAGCACGCGATAGTTTTGCTGAACAAGCTGATCTGATTGGCGCAATCCGTTTGCCGAATACCGCGTTTAAAGATGAGGCTGGAACAGCCGTTGTTACCGATATTATCTTCTTGCGTAAGCGACTACCTGATGAAGTAAGCAACGGGGTTAAGTGGACGGACACCCAAGAAAAAACAATCGATGGTGAAAAAATCTCAATCAATGAATACTTTATTGATAACCCTAACATGGTGTTGGGCCGTAATACGATAACCAGTGGTCAGTTTGGACCCACTTATACCGTAGAGTCTGATAGCAATAACTTGGCCGGTCAAATAGAAACCGCTATCGCGCAGCTACCGAAAGATATATTCAAGCCAGCACGCGGCAGTAATGCTGAAGCTGCTAAGGTCGCTGAGATTGATTATGGCGTTAAGTCTAGCCAGCAGCGTGAAGGCGGCGTCTATGTAAAAGACGGCAATCTCATGAAGGTGATTGACGGCGTAGGCAAGCCATTAACCCATCGTTACGGCACCAATGGCAAGCGTATTGCCCTAACTGATCCGCAAATTCAATTCCTAACCGACTATACCGGCGTGCGTGATGCCTTTAAGCAATCGCAACAAGACCAGTTAAACGACAATCCTAATTGGCAGGACTCCTTAGATAGCCTCAATACCGCCTATGACAGCTTTGTCAAAAAGCATGGTCGCTTAATGGCGCACACTATCTCAACCACTGAGAGAGCAGACGGCAAAGAGATTACTACCACGCGCTTTGCAAACAAGGCGATACTATTCCTTGATGTCGACGGCTATGTGGCAAGTGCGCTTGAAAACATCGTTGATGGTGAGGTCGTCGGTAAAAATGCGGTTATCGAGAAAGGCAGTTACTTTAAAGGCCGCACGCTCAATAAGCCAAAGACGCCTACCATCAAGACCACGCAGGACGCCTTAGTGTATGTACTCAACGAAGTGGGTACGCCTAATATTAAGCAAATTGCTAAATTGGTCAACAAGAGCGAGCAAGAAGTTATCGCTGATCTAGGCAGTCAAGTATTCACTAACCCAGAAACGGGTGCTGTGGAAATGGCAGAGATATATCTATCAGGAAACGTCGTTGAAAAGCTGGCAACCGCTGAAGCAATGGCAGCCAAAGATAATATCTATCAAAAGAATGTTGACGCACTAAAGGATGTGCAGCCAAAATTTATCGCGCCTAACGATATCTCCAGCAACTTAGGCTCAGGCTGGATACCCGGTGAGGTTATCAAGCAGTTCTCACAAGAAGTGTTGGATGCTAATATCACCGCCAGCTACTCAGGTGCCGCCGGAATATGGGATGTTTCGGGTTACTCGCGTAACTCAGACTACCAGACGCCAAGCAAAACCACCAAAGAGCTGATGGACGCCATCTTAAACAGCAAGCCTATCACCGTGTCTTATACGGTAGATGGTAAATCATATACCGATGCAGAGAAAACCGAGCTTGCAGAACAAATGGCAAGTAAGATTCAAAAGGCATTTAAAGATTGGATATGGAAAGATACCGAACGCGCCAACACGCTGGCTGAGTATTACAACAAGAACTACAACAACATTGTGCCGCCAACCTTTAACGGCGATCACTTAACATTGGCTGGCATGTCGAGCAAGATCAAGCTAAGGCCGCATCAAAAGACCGGTATTTATCGCGTGGTCAGCCAAGGTGATGTATATCTTAACCATGCGGTCGGCGCTGGCAAGACATTCACCATGATTGCCGCAGCGATGGAAGAGAAGCGACTAGGACTTATCAACAAGCCTATGTTTGTGGTGCCTAATCACATGCTTGCGCAGTTTAGCCAAGAGTTTTTAATGCTTTATCCAGCCGCCGATATCGTAGTCGCTGATGAACAAAACTTTCATACCCATAACCGCAAGCAGTTTGTTGCTGAGATATCGGTTAATAATCCCGATGCTATTATCATCACTCATACCGCGTTTGGGAAGATTGGCGTGAAGCCAGAGACGCAAAAGAAATTTCTTGAAAACACACTCAATGACTGGCGCGAAGCATTATTGACCGCCAAAAGCGTGAAGGGTGAGGATAATTCGCAGTCAGTACGCCAGCTTGAACGCAATATTCAAACGATGGAAACCAAGCTAACCGACTTGCTAAAAGCGGAAGCCAAAGACGACACCACATTCTTTGAGGATATGGGCGTCGATAAACTGATCGTTGATGAGATGCACGAGTACCGCAAGCTAAGCTATGCCACAAGGCAGGGCAGAATCAAAGGCATTGTTTCAAGTGGCTCGCAAATGGCAAGCGACTTGCAGATGAAGATTGAGCTTATCCGCGAGAAAAATCCGACACGCGCCATCGTTGGGGCGTCAGGAACACCCGTTACCAATACGATGGGCGAGCTGTTTTCAGTACAAACGTACTTCCAGCCGAAGCAGTTACGCAAAGATGGGTTACACCACTTTGATAATTGGTCTAATCAGTTTGGTGAAGTGGTTAAAGGCTTAGAGCAGAACGCCGCTGGTAATTATGAGGTGGTGCCACGCTTTGCGAAATTCCTAAACGTGCCGGAGCTTATGAGCCGCGTGCGCTGGTTTATGGATGTATTGACCAGTGACCAGTTGGGCGATGTTGTTCAACGTCCCGATATCGTAGGTGGTGGGCGTCAGATTATCAGCGTGCCAGCGCCGGACGGTTTTGACGAGTTTCAACAAGGCTTAGCAGACCGTATCACCGCAACACGCAATCGCAGCGGCAAGCCGAAAAAAGGCGATGACAACATTTTAAAGATCATTAATGATGGTCGTTTTGGTGCTATCGATCTACGCTTTAATAACCCTGATTTACCTAGTGACCCCAACAGCAAGTTAAACCGAGCCATTGCAGATATGGCGCAAGCCTATCATGATACCGCAAACAACGAGTACCACGACGGCAAGGGCAATGTTGACGAGTTGACCGGCGGCGCGCAAATGCTGTTTACCAATATCGGACTGGGCGCACAATCGGCAGCCAGTACCGGCTTTGATATGAAAGCATGGATTAATAGCGAGCTTATCCGCTTAGGCGTTGAGCCAGACCATATCGCTTTTATGGCAGATGCTAATAGCCACGCTAAAAAAGGCAAGTTGTTTGAAGATATGCGCCAAGGTCGTAAGCGTATCTTGATTGGTGGCTCGAACATGGAAACAGGCGTGAACGCTCAAAAACGCTTAACACATTTAGCGCACCTAGATTCTCCATGGTATCCAGCTACCGTTGAACAGCGTGAAGGTCGTATCATTCGTCAAGGCAACCAGAATAAAGAAGTCGTTATTCGAGCGTATGCCACTAAAGGCAGTTATGACAGTACCATGTGGGGAATGGTGGCGCGTAAAGCTCGCTTTATTCAGCAGGCAATGAATGGTGATATCTCAATGCGTCACATGGATGATATCAGTGAGGCAAGCGCGTTTGAACAAGCCAGCGCATTATCGTCAGGTGATCCGCGAGCGTTACAGCTGGCAGGACTGGCAGCAGACGTTGAAAGACTGGACCGTTATTATTCAGCCTACGAGAACGCAAGGATTGAGAACAGCCGCGAAGCCAAACGCAGTAGAGAGAGCGCTGTGCGTGCTGAGCGCGAGCTGAGCGAAGTTAATAAACTGTTAGCCAATCATAAAAGCATTGAGACAGGCGGCGTCATTGGTAAAGTGGGCAGCAAGACGTTTGATAACCGTCAAGAGTTTGGCGAGGCTATCATCAAGGCTTTTGACAAATTAAAGGCGACACAAGCACAAGGCGAACACGTACTTGGCACCGCGTCAGGCTATAACGTGGTCTATAATGGCGTCATGCTTGGCGAAACCTTTATCGCTGATGCTGATATCTCTATCCCTAAGTCTAACGATAACGTGCTATTCGATAACAATAGCGGCGAAGTCAGCGCGTCAGGTATTGCTACCAGTATTATTAATCGTGTGAATGGGCTTGCCGACTACAAAGCAGCTATCGAAAGTAAGATAGAAGGATTTAAAAAGGATGCTGATAACTTTGAGCGCCGCGCCAGCCAAAGTTTTGAGAATGAGGTTGAGCGCAGAGAGAAGCACGCAGAATACAAGGAGCTTGATGACACGCTACGCGCAGAAGCGGCAGCCATAAAAGCGCAGGCATCAGGATCAAACAGCGCAAGACCATTGACCGACGCTGACCGCGTGCCAGCGAAAGATGAGCAGCCTAAATTTTCAAAAACTAATCCAGCTAAAGGCAATACTGGCACCACTAGCCAGCAGGTTGTTACTGTTCTACAAAATCGTTTCGGCAAAGAAGTAGTCTCAGCGCTTATCAAGTCTGGCAAATTGCGAGTGCGCAGCCTCAACGACTTTGTAAATGCTGATGGTCGCTTGCTTATCCCAAGTGATGCCGAAGGTTTTTATCATAGAGGTAAGGTTGTATTGATCGCTGACAATCTTACAACTGGTACAGCCGTCGCAACGTTACTCCACGAATTAGGTGGTCATGCTGGTATTCAATCAATGCTTGCACCGCAAACTTATATGAGCCTGATGGAAAACTTTTACGCCTTAGTAAGGTCTGGTAATAAGTATGCAGTCAGAGCTAAGAGTCGCGCAGAGGCAATGACTGGCAGCGATAGCGAAGCACGCGATGAATATATTCCATACCTAATCACTGAGTACGCGCAAGCAACAGAGCGTGGCGGTCCGCTTGCAGTCATTAAACGCTTTGTTAATCGCGTTATGGCTGGCGTGCGTGCATGGGTGAGCGCAAACACTGGCGTTCAATTAAAGATTACACCGAATGATATTACCCAGCTTGCTGAGCGTATGGTTAAGCGCTTGGCAGAACAGAGCGCAAGTGATATGACTATTGCTGGTATTGAAAATATGACAGCCGCACAAATGCAGTTTAGTCAAGAAAGCGTGCAACAGGCAAACACGCCAGCATTTAGAGAGTGGTTTGATGCTAATAACCCTGATACTCGCTACAGCCGCCGCTACTCAACACTTGGCACCGACGGCAAGCCAGTCACCGCTAAAGAGAAAGCACGTGATAGAGTGGCACTAGCACAAGCGACAACCATGTCATCCAAGTTTGGAGTGAATCTACTACTTAGACGCCATCTAGCAACGCCGCAGCATGTAGCTCTACTTAATCCTGTCTTTAAGATATTTACGGACAACGTGCAAGCGCGCATCGCTTATGAGAACAACGAGGCTGGACTCATTCAAACGTACTTGCCTGAGATATGGGATACCCGTTTGATTGTCGGTAAGAAAAAGGCAGCCATGGAGCGCGTATCGAAAGCAATTTTTGACGGCACCATGGCGGACAAGGTGTGGGGTGATAACGAGCTGCAAACGATGTTTGATTTAACTGATAAGGATATTCATTTTTACCGCAGAGCACGTCAAGCAATTGATGGTTCAGTAATGAATATGACAGTCGATACGCTATCGTCATTAGCCAAAGGCACGAAGCTGGTTAATATCGAAACTATCCACAGGTTAAAACTGCAAGGTATGCACCCTATCTTCCATAACCTAGCACTACAGCAGTACATGACTGACGAATTGGAGAAGCTGGCTAAAGGTGGTTTGATTACACCAAAAGCAGAAGCACGTATGCAAAAGCAGTTAGATGCTGTGTTTGACGTGATGGGCGCTATCGCTGGCAAGTATGAAAAATTGGTCGAAGATGGTTATGCACCGCTGATGCGCTTTGGACACTATGCAGTAGAGGTGCGCGATAAAGTATCGAATGACTTGGACTTGTTCGAGTTGTACGAAACAAAAGGACAGCAGCGTAAGGCTATTAAGGAACTGAAAGAGCGCTACGACGAAACACAATTTACTGTAGGCACTGGCACACTAAACCCGGAAGCGTTTAAACAGTTTAAGAATAAAGGACTATCGCCTGAAACGGTGCAATTATTTGCCGCCGAGTTAGGACTAGATGACGATGGCGCTTATCAAGCATACTTAAAAGTTGCGGTCAGTGATCGTAGCGCACTAAAACGCCTGATTCATCGTAAGAAAGTGCCAGGCTATAGTGAAGATATGCCGCGTGTGCTGTCATCATTCGTTATGAGTAATGCTCGTTACAGTGGTCGCGGCCTTTATAACAGCGAGATTGAGCGCTCTATCCAAGATATTGAGGACGGCAACCTACAAAACGAGGCCCAGAAAGTTTTTGAGAACATGGAAAACCCACAAGAAGAGTTTGCTGGAACGCGCAGCATGATGTTTCATTACTTTATGGGGTTCTCGCCAGCGTTCTTATTCCTAAACTTAACACAGCCATTCACTCAAACGATTCCTAAGCTGACCGCTTATGCTGGTGCAGCAAGAGCACATGCTTACATGGCGCAAGCACTGGCAATGGTAGGTAAGCACGCAGGATCAGCTGCTATTAACATGGGTAAAAAGGTCGCAGGACTACCAACACCAAGCTGGACAGGCTTTGAAGATAACTTGCCAGCATGGGTTAATAGGGATGATTACTTGCGCATGGCGCGTGAAGGTCATCTTGATCCGCAAAATATCTACATGATTAAAGGCTTGGAGCGTGGCAAGCAAGGCGTAGCAAGTGGCGTTTGGGGTAATATCGAAGCAGCCGCAGGATGGCCAGCGGAAGTATCGGAATCTATGAACCGCCGCAGCACTATGATAGCCGCCTTTAGAGTTGCGAAAGACATGGGCGATGCTAAGCTGAAAGAAAAGGGCTTTGATAGCAAATATGACTTTGCGGTATCAATCATTCAGCAGACGCAGGGTATCTATAACAAAGGCAACCGATCAGGGCTGGCACGTGGTAATGGCAAGCTAGGTCAGTACGGGCCATTAATCCTAGTGTTTAAGCAGTTCACCATCAACTACACTGAGCAGATGATTAGGCATGGCAGGGATAAAGAGGTCAGCGCATTGGCCGTCGCTATGATGTGGCAGTTTGCGTTAGCTGGCATGTTAGGCTTACCGTTTGCCGATGACTTGCGTGATATCTTTGAAGGTATCGCTTATCGCGTATTCGGTAAAGCCTTTAATCTTCCTGATTACTTGGAGGGCTTGCTTGGTAAGAGTAATGCAGATGCGCTTATGTACGGGCTTGCCAGCGAAAAAGGACGTGTCGATATCTATGGCCGTTCAAGTTTAGGTAATGTCATACCTGGTACTGACGTTATTAGACCGGGTCCAACTGATTGGGCTGAAATTTTAGGCGCGTCGTCAGGGTTTTATGAAAGTTTCTTTTCAGCTGCTTCAATGGCAGCCGACGGAAAGTATAAAGACGCACTTATCACTGCTTCACCTCGATACATTCGTGACGCCGCGTCTGGTGCCGAGATTGCATTGACTGGCTCATACCGAAACACCAAAGGCGATAAGATTATGGACTTGGATAAAACCGATGCCGTGATTAAAGCAATGCAGTTTAACCCAGCTAATAATGCTAGACCGGGGCGTGACCGTAGTAATGCTTATGACATGAAAAATATGCTCAAAGCTAAGACGGATTACTTTAGCAAGCACTTAGCAGAAGCTATCTATCAAGAAAATGATGAGCGCGTCGATGCACTGTATAACGAGATGGATGCGTGGAATGAGCGTAACGCCGAGCACTTTAATGTTGATATCGATAAAATTGAGAAGTCAGCAGAGAAGCGCGTCGAGCGTAAAGACTTCGGTAGTGCCGAGCGCCAAAATATTCAGGACAGCCTAGCATTAAGGCAGGAGGAATTGGCTGGCACGTAACAGGGTAAAGCTCTTTAAATAGCTGGTTTATTTATATTGTTAAACGGCATTGGTTTGGTTATAGTTAATGAATCAACTAATGCGGAGACAAGGTAATGAATAAACTGGCTATTTTATTATTGAGTGGATTGTTTGCAACTGGGGCTAATGCCTCGTGTTTTGGGTCCGATACGCTTTATTCTTGTAATGATCCGCAGTCTGGCAATAACTATCAGATTAATAAGTTTGGCAACACGACTTATATGACGGGTAATAATCCGCGTACTGGTAGCACATGGAGCCAAACATCAAACACGTATGGCAATACTACCTATCAAAGCGGCAGCAGTTCAAACGGCAATACGTGGAATCAAACGATACAGAACAACGGCTCTATTGGTACAACGTATTCTGGCACAGATTCAAAAGGTAATTATTACAGCAAGACTTGCACGCAGTTTGGCTGCTACTAATCCATAGGTGTATAAACGTCTTTATATGTATCGTAAAACGTTGTCATATAGCTAGGTTTAGCTGCTATAATTACCTTGTTGGCTTGGTCGCCGAGACTGTGTGAAAACTCGAGTAAAGTAGCGCAGAAAAAACCAACTAACCCCACCTATTAATTTAGATGGGGTTTTTTATTGCTAGAAATTTGCGTTCATGAACGCAAATGAACGCAAAATTTGAGAGAGGTGAGCAAGTTTTGAGAGAAATAAGGTGACTAAACGTCCTTATATGACTATTCTTGTCTATGTTTAGTTGCTATAATACGTGCCATCAAGATTAGGTTCTCCAAATTTTATCTTGTAAGCCCTGCATTAACGTGTAGGGCTTTTTTATTGCTAGTATTAAGATGGGCTAAAAGCTAATAATGGTATGCTATAGTGATATCTAATACTGAATAAATGGTTACTATTATGGGCTTAAGAGATTTTATAATAATAGGTATATGCGGCGCTGCAGTGGTGACAATCCTACTTGTAGACATTAGCTTTTTTAACATAAACCGTAAAGCGGCAGATCGACCAAAGCATACAGGTGCTGAGGAGCTAGAGAAAAGTCTTGATATTAAGGCATCAACACTTATAACTAAATGCGAGGCAGTGATTAAACCTCAGCTGAATAAGCCTGAGTCATTCAAGCTTGATACGCGACAAACACGAGTTTATAAGCATGACAATAAATTGGTACTGGATATGTTGTATTACGCAGAAAACAGTTATGGCATTAGTATGGCCAAAAAGGCATCTTGTGATTTTTCGCAGACAGGTATATTAATTAGCACTACAAACGAACCTTAATGCTAGTGAGTCAGGATATTACCTTTTGAATGCCAGCATTTATGGGTAATTAGAGAGCAAGTAATAAAGTGAAGAAAGATCAGAAGAAGACAAAACAAGAATATGATTTTGAGGCTATTTGTCGTATTGCTGAAGATCTAGATGTTGCAGCCCGGGCGTTAGATAAAACCGCTAATAGTGAAAATAAAAACTCTATTGAAGAGCAACTAAAACAAAACAAGCCGGCTTACTTTAATTAGCGGGCTTTCTTTATGCCAAAAATTTGACATGAAAAAGCCGCTATAAGATAACTTGTAGCGGCTTTTTCTATGCGTCTCGTGCGTTACTCGATTAACTCACATGGTGGAATGTAACCTTAAGGTGAGCCATGCGTTAATTGCCATTGTTTTTTCTATGCAGTACACCGATGGCTGGTACTGTCTACTTCTCTGTAATACAGGCCCAGTAGCTAGGCTTCACTGTCACTGGCATAATCATTATAAGCAATAATTATTACGATTAAGTTACAGCAAACTCAACTTTAATTCAATAAGCTTTTTTTGCCAAAAATTTTAGTTACCGAGAATTAGGCAGTAACTGAACTATCCGGAATTCCCGGACAGTTGGTCTATGGTAATTCCCATGCACAGTTCTAAGTACGTCTAAAAGCTAGACGTAAAAAAGCCGCTAACTGTAATTAGCGGCTTTTGCCCAAATACCTTAAGAAATCTTTACGGGTATCAATCGGATGACTCATGCGCGGTGATACGGAGGTAAGGAAACGCACATCATCTGCCAGTGTTTTTGCATGTCGTAGCACCGCTGGTCTGACTACGTTCGCTCTATCTGTCAACACAGCCCTAGCGACTAGGGTTTACACCTCAAATAATATATTAGGTAATACAAAATAGTATAACATAACAATACTTGTTAGCTAGTAAATCTTGTACAACTTCTCGATAACCTCCTCTTGTGACATGCCAGCCTCATTAAAAATAAACTCTTCAATATCATTCATTGCAGTACGCAATCTTTTTTGACTGACTTGAATGTACTGTAATGTCACATCATCTGACGCCTTCGACGTTCTATGGTTCATAAGTCGCTTAATCACCGATATATTTAAATTAAGAATATCGCCAATGGTCGAGAAGGTCCGGCGTAGATCGTGCGGCGTGATACAAATGCCAGCTGCATCACCAATATTTCTATACTGCCTTGATATGTCGGTCAGATTTCCATCATGCTCAGTCAAGCGAGAAGGGAATACCCAAGGCTCATTTTTTCGGTAGTGGTGACGATGCCCCATCATTGCGCACATGACTTTACCCAATGGCACATGCAAAGTATCACCGTTCTTAGTTTCGTGAATGGTCATGGTGCCGTGTTTTAAGTCGATAAAATCCCACCTAAGTGTATAGCCTTCGCTGGCACGTATGCCAGTGCATAAAAATAGCAGCATGATATCGCGTGCATTATTACTATGCGGCTGCATGTTGTGGAAGTCCTCACTCTTAAAATCAGTGAGCACACGCACATAATTACCCATCGTATCTTCGTTTAGATAAGTCGTGCGAGGCTTAACCGTGTTCCATAATTTTTTGGCTGTCAGTATCTCAACCGGACTTAGCTTAATAATAGGAGATTCGGAATTATCTAAAAAGCTTAGCCTAGCAAAATTCCACACGGCATTAAGGGCTCTAAAAGTGGCATTGGCTTGTGACGGGCTCAACTTGGTAAGCTCTAAATGCTTTTCGGTGACATTGCTTTGCATAATCTCATTCATCGACCTATCTTGCCATTCAGCCAGCTTGCCTGGTATCTGCCGATTATAGGTGTTGATAGTCGACTGCTTCAGTCCCGGCTTATGAGTAATATAATATTCATAAGCTTGACCAAGTGTAGGAACTATCACGTCTTTCATATCATCATTGAATGGATCGCGGCCTTGCATCAATTCACTAATGATAGACATGGCTTGCTCGCGTGCATCCTGCAAAGTCATGACTGAGCAATCACCGATAGACTTACGGATCATCTTGCCGCCAATCCGTTTGCTAATCATGTAGCTTTTATTTGTCTTGTTGGTACGCACGGCAAAACCGTTGACCAACTCATCTTGGATGATATCCGCTTTATCAGAGTATTCAAGCGCGTCTATAAAGCGCTTGGTTAGTTTAACCCGTGCCATTTTAGCCTGCCTATTTCGTATATTTACTTGGGTATCATAGCCGATAAGCGAGATTATAAGAAGTGCCCACAAAGTGCCCATACAGAGGTTTGTCGCAAACTACGGCAAGCCAGCCAAAAATATTAGGCAACAAAAAACCCCGTAAACAGTGCGTTTGCGGGGTTTAAATATGGTGGGCCCAGTAGGACTTGAACCTACGACCAAAGGATTATGAGTC